TACATCCTGATTGTGGAATACCACAGTAATGATGTAGTACGGAGAATGATAGCTGTATTCTCCAAAATCTCCAGATTCGTCTATAAAAATGCTTAGTTCTTTCAATTTTTTTCCCACTCAAAAAAAAAGGCGAGGAACTTCCTCGCCGGTAGATGGACCTGGGTCTCTCGACCAGCCCTATAAATAATATCTTAACACTTTTTAGTTTTTTGTCAAGGTTTCCGGAAGTTTCCTTTTTAAAATTTCAGTGCTTAATATTCCACAAGCACAGTTAACTCAATCTTATTTATACCTATAGATTTCATATTGTAATGATCCCAATACTCAAAATCGTCTTCCTCCAGCATATTTTCGATTGCATCGCGATATCTGCAAAACTCTAGTATTGGGGCTTTGCAGTTTTTCTCAAGAAAGAGCTCGAATGTCAGTTTGTATCGGATGTAGCCTATAATTCTATCTTTTATTCCTTGTTCAGCTTCATCAAAATTGATGTCAAAATAAGGTATTTTTAGGTTTCCCTGAATCAGTTCTGTATTAGTAAACGGTTTTATAATAAGTCCGTCATTTTTTTCTTTGTTGATTTTATCAATGTATTCAGGCAGCTTCTGAATCATTAAATACCAGAGTCTCTTAAAGATTTGTGAAAAGTCTCTCACTTTATAATGTTTTCCTTCTATATATATCTATAATCTTTTGAATACTGTCAGGTATTTCAAAACTGTTTTCTGCTTCATTGTTGATTTGTTTTATAAACTCTGCTTTCTTCAAAAGAAAGAGTTTTACAATTACTTCTTTTAAGTCTGCTGGTAGAGTTGTAGCAGTAAAACCTGCATTGTAATTTAGAAAAACTACATGGTCTTCAAGCTTTGTATCAATAAAAAGAATTCTTCTTCCGTCTATTACACAATGCGGTACACGAAGCTTTGTATTCATATCAATAATGTTTATCATTTCAGAAATGTTCTCGTGGTCTGTAAATACCTGGCAATCTTTTACAGTCTGCAATTCATTGTAATTCTTATCTGCCAGCTGATAGCCAAGCAGGTTTTCAACATAAGAAAGAGTTGCATTAAAAATGAGTATGTCTGTTTCTATTTCATCTGCTTTAAGCTCAAGTGTTTTCTGAAGTTCTTCAAATGTGAATGGAATCATGTCTTCTCCTGGAAAAGCGGGGCACAGGCAAGTATAACCTCCGTTCAGGCAAATGCAAGGCCAAGCCCTTCGGGTGTCGCTGCGCTCCAGCCTTGCATTTGCCTTCACTTCGGTTTTGGAATTTTCGCCCCCGCTTTCCAAAGGGCAATATAAATTGCTCTTTGGAAGTTAGTTCTATACGTCAGTCACGCTTATTATTCTGAAGCGGTAGAAAGAATAACCATATTCTTCTTCGGTCTTGTCACGAGGAAGCCGTCGCGTTTGCGGAAGCGCATAAAGAGCTCGCCGTATTCCAGGCTTTCAGTTGTTTCGTCAAAGCGTTTGATTTCAATTCCCTTGCGGTTTCCGTGAATGATTCTTTTTGGATTCATAAATATTGCAAAAGGTGTATCGGCTTCGATATCTGCAAACTGTGGAAGAAGTCTTGATTCGATTACGTCGTAACCGTCAAGGCGGCCTGGCATTCCTTCCCAAGGTTTACGCCAGATTGGATTGTTGTTGTCGTCTTTGATGTTTGTAATGTGGTTAAGAACTGTCTCGTTCATAAACCATTTACAATACTTTCTTTCTTCCGGTTCAACTTTAAGCTCGGCAGCTCTGAAGTCGAGGTAAGAAAGATTTGCAATGTCTGCGCTTGATGTTGCGTGTTTTTCTGCGTGTGCCATATTCATTGCGCCCTTGAACGGGTCATTGTCTGCGATGAGGCACTGGCGGTCAAACTCCTGTCCGTAGGCTTCGGTGAAGTCTTCCAGGAACATCTTTCCAAGGTCTACAAAAACATCCTCGCCGAACTCGTCAAAGAATGGAACATAGCCTGCAAGTGTGTAAGCTTTAAGCTCTGTTCTTGTTGGCATGTTTGATTTTGTTGCATCAATTTTCTGACCATAGCTTGTGAGCCATTTAAGCTCGATACCGCCGCGGTCTCTTTCAGGAATGAAGATGGATGGACCACTCATTGGTCTGTGAGTAACAAGGTTCATCATCATTGACTGCTTTGCAGCTTCCTGCATGATGGTTTCTTCATAAATCGGATTGATAAGGTACTGGTCGTTATTGGCAAGATTTCCGATTGGCTCGCCGAGAACAGCTTTAGAAGGTACAAAGCCTTTTCCAGTTTCCCAAGAGAAGTCTTTCGGATTGTTCCATTTTTCAGCTCTGATATTTGGACAGAACTTGAGTTCTCCCAAAGTCTGTTCATCCTTGTTCCAGGCTGCGCACAAAGCTTTTCCAAGATTATAGCACACATCACGATATGTGAGAGGCTTCATTTCTGTGTCAGCCTTGCGCATAAGATTACGAAGCTCTTTTACGGCATCCTTAATACCTTCAAGCTCGCTTGTTGTTGCAGTTGTCTGACTGTCAGCAGCCTTCAAAATACCTGCAATGATTTCTTCGTTTTCATTGAAATATTTCGAAATCTGCTCCGGTGTTGCAGCTTCTGTCGGAACAAGAGTTTTCATATTCTCTAATTTCTGCTGCAGTGATACAATTACTTCGTTCATTAAATAAACCTCCTTTGGGTAGTTTTTGGTCAAATGAACATTTACGAAAATCCGTCGTTGGCGGATAATCGTTAGAGAGGTTTGTTCCAGCAAACCTCTCTTTTTTTTGCACAACTATGCCCGTGCCAGGCCTTTACTCAACTTATCCCAATACGAAAGTTCTTCCGGTTCATCCTGAATAACTTCCGTAATCTCCAGCCTTTTAGTTCCATTGTTCTGAGCAAAAGGATTTGCCGGAACACAACAAATGCTGAATTCCAAAAGTTCCTGCTTTCTGAAAATCAGATCGCAGTCGCGGTCTTTTGCTTCAAGAAACTCAACTTCTTCTGCAATAAAACCAACAGAACCGCAACGCAAAGCTCCAGCTTTTACTCTTTCTCCGATACTCCATCCAAATTCGTCAAACTCTTTTGAGTTGAATACGATATCTCCCTCGAGTACTGTATCAGCCTTCACATTCTCCGCATATCCAATTGCCGGAATAGAATAATCATGGCTCCAAAGAATTACAGGATTTGCCAGATAGTTCTTCAGATTCCAGCCTTTAGGGTCTACCTTTTCAAAGTCTCTGTCAGTATCAAATGTACTCATTACCCAATGGAATGAATCTTTTTGAACATCAATAGACTTGAAAACTTCAACCTGTGGCTGCACAATTCCGCCGTGCGTATTTTCCTTCAGGAACTTCAAAAGCTTTTCCCGACACCCAAGCTCCTTATTTTCAATACCGTCAATTTTGACAACCATAAAAATCTCCCGTAAAATTTGTTAGAAAACTTTTGAAAAGCAAATCCCAATCACCTGGTTTTGAGTAACCGATTTTTCTTCTGAGCTGTCTTGTATATTCAGATACAGAGGAAGTACTAAGATGAATGTTGTAACTGATTTCTTTTTGAGAACATCCAAGACTTGTGTAGATTCCAATCAGCATTTCAGGAATTGTAACTTCGTTGATATAGGCTTTATCAAGAAGCCAGTCATCATTTTCAAAGCTCCGGGTAATAGATTCAGGATATACTTTTACACCAGACTGTACCTGATAAATACATTTCTTGAATGATTCGACATCCTCAATTTTGGGGATAAATCCATCAGCTCCAATTTCATGAACTCTCATACCAAAGTAGTGAGCATCATCTCCCTTGTCCGCAAAGTAGGAAAGAAAATGTTTGTTCTGAAATCTCAGCCTTATCAGCTCGTATGAAATCATGTAGCCAAGAAAGTATTTATCAAAGATAAGCGCAATGTCAGTCTTATCTTGAATCCAGCAGTTAAGCTCTGCAATGTTGCTGCAAACCTTAATCTGATTTTCTCCAAACACAGAAGAAAATCCCTTCCTCGTAATTTTTTTAATTTCTTCATCGAAACAGGCGATTACTACGTTAGTTATGTTTGCCATTTAAAATCCTTTTATATTTAGTTTTTTTCAGAACATTCAGGTACTAACGAAGAAGCTCTATACCAGATGTCGCCCCAGGGTTTTGTGTCCTGTCCACGACTTTTCAAAACATCATTAATTGTTTTTAGTCCAGCGTTGATTTCAGCAATATCACGGTTGCTCTGGGCATCTTCGCTTTCCTGCAGTTCAGGTATCGATTCAAGATTGAAACCTCCGGTTTCAGTCAGGTTGAATCGTCTGAATAATTGAACCTCTAAAACTTCTTCAAAGTTTTTTAACAGAGGGATAAGTGTATAATTCCAAAAGGCACGATGTTGAGAATCTGTGTCTGTACCGCTTAAGGAACTTTTCGAATCCTGTATATTAGCCACTCTCGGCGGAATACCGTACTTCGCGAGTAGTGTATATAAGTTCCATTTCTTCATGTCGTAAAGTTTCAGTACGTCAGGGCTGAAGGTCAGCGGCTGATATTCCGTTCCTTTACCGAGCACGGCAACACGGTTTTTCATTCCGCGTCCATACTTTTTATCCCATGTTCTAGCAAGCAGCTCTGCTTCGGCTTCCGTCAGTACCTGGTCAGTCTTGAGCAGACCTTTAGGCACGCCTCCTTCTTTCAGTAAGCCAGTGTTCTGTTTTGCTGCTAACAAATCCTGCTCAACTTCCAGACCAAGGCTTACCAGAGGGCTAACCCCACGGAAAGTATTCCAGGGGTTCCAGTCCTTAAAATGAATAATCTCATCAGGAAGAATAACTACGGGCCTTCCGCATCCTTCTTCCGTGTATACCCATTTCGTGACTTTGCCGTTATCAACGACATGCTGCATTTTTCTAGGATTTAAAATATAGATTTCTGTAGGAAGGCCGCAGCTGTAATTCTCTCCAAACCACCAGAATGCTTCACCGTCCAGACTCCACCAGGCACATGTCTGTTTCCATAAGTCAAAGCGGCTAAGGTTCTTATTCGGATAGCGGAAGAGCTTTGCAAGCTGTGTATCTTTTTGAACTTTTCCATTTTTTGAAATTTCAAACTCAGCACGCGCGACATTGCGCGTAAGAATATCAATACAAACCGATACCCATGCATGCTGGAGATATGGATCTGTACAGGTTTTCTTTTCAGGAATAGAAAAGTCTTCTGCCACAGATTCATTATTAATTTCTGAAAAACTTCTAAGCTGCTTTTCTGGTTTTCGTCTGTTAAATAATCCCATATACTTTATCGGCATTCTGCTAGGCCATTACCACGCCACTGGTCACCGCACTAAAAATGGCATACCGCATAGCATCCATATAATGGTCATTTACTTTCACAATCTGATTATTCTCGTCACGAGAGTAATCCCATATTTCACCAAGAACTCCGGTACAGTCTTTGCAAACAAAAAACTGTCCGCGTTCTATCTTTGCTATAATGTAATCAATTCCGGCATCCACACTGTTGTTCGCCTTAACTCCGCCAGGAACTTCCTGAATTCTTTCGCCACCGGCTGGGTCACAGTAGGTAACGAAGCTTTCTTTGTACCAGTGTTTTTGTGTCTGTTGTTCAACGCTAGTTTTTGTCGTAATGTTGAAGCCACCAAAGTCAGCCACAACATAAACTTTGTCTCCAAGCCATCCAACTTTTACAGCTGCAATGTGTAAGCCAAAGTCCTGTCCGCCGGTAAACTTGTCAAACTTCTTCGGAAGTTTTTCACGAGGAAGAATCATAGACTCTTCGAACTTCTCGTAAACGCTGCCTTCCGGCTTTACCCAAAGACCGTCACGGAATCGTGCCCGCTGTTTTTCCGGCATGTTGTCCAGAATGTCAGTGATGTAGTCTTCGTCTAAGTTCTCCGCGTTGTCCATCGGATTCAACACGGCAGAAGCATAAAGTTCCGGCTTGTTTAATTTTTCATCCGTTCGAGGTTCAATCTTTCGAATGAAAACTTTGTAAGCCCAATGCATCGGGCTACATGGGTTACAGTCATAAAAGAACTTGTTCTTACAGCCTTCAACTTTCATAGCCAAACGGCTGTAAGCTGTCGTAATCGCAGAGTAGGAAATCTGGCTTACTTCGTTAAAGTAAATCGTCACGTATTCGTGACCCAAAATCCTATCAACCTGTTCCTTATCACCAAGTCCACCAATCCAAATCTCGCTTCCATTCCATAACGTAATCAATCCGTCGTGTACATTGGCTTTATAGTTAGAAGCTCCGATTGTCTTGTTAAGCCAGGGAATCAAGGTTTCATGTAATACAGAACTTCTGGCATCTTTCGCACGAAAGCGGCAGATCAGATGTCTGCTTCCCGGGTAACGGCATGCTCTGAAAATCACAGCCATTACAAGTACCGTTGTTTTTCCAGAACGTGAACCACCAAAAAGCAGAATGTGTTTTGCTCCAGAACTCAAAAGTTCCAGAGCCTTTTTCTGTACCGCAGTCGGCTTAAATAGTTCTCGCATTACAAGTCCTTAAAGCTGTCTGCAAAAGTAATCGCCAGTTCTCCCTGTACCGGCTTTGCGTTTTCTTTGTCCGCTCCTGTTATGAACGAATCAAGCTTTGCAGAACGTTCAAGCAAATCCATTGCGCCGTCAGCATTCAAGTCGTCAGGATTCAGTGTCTTTAATCTCTTAGCCACAAGTCCATCAAACTCATTAAGCATTTCCATCTGGCGCTTCTTGCGTTCTACGCGCTCATTAATTAATTCTCTTTCAGTCTCCTTCGCCACAAACTCATCGTACTTTGCAGCTCTTTCATTCCAGTTGAACATCCGGGCGTAACGCGCCCAGGAGCCGTACTTATTTGGCTCAATTCCATTTAGCTCAAGGCAGGCTTTAATGCTCCGCTTGTAGCCCATATTCCTGAACATGCAGAAGGCCTTAAATGCTTTCGAACTCTCGGCTTCTAAACGAGTTTCCCAGCATTTAGGCTCTGCCTGTTCACCAAGATTGCCGGTTGGTATGTCAGCAACTTGTCCTCCCAAAAGTTCCGCCTCCTCATTTTTCAATCAGTATTTTTTCATGTTCATAACGAACAAGATTTTCTCTTTCAGATTTCTGAAGCTTCACAGGTCTACCGTTATACATAGTCACTGAAACTGAAAACTCTCCAAACTGTCTGGTTCTAAGGCAGTCGCTGAAAAGCTCCTGAATCTTATCCAGTACATCAACATCATTTTTCAAAATCATCTTCAACCTCGCACATCATCGAATGTTCTGGCTCAATAACGTTTTTACCAATCCACTCAAATAAATCCTGTTGTCTAAAAACAATCCGTTTTCCAATCTTCGCATAAGGCACAAAGCCACCTTTCACAAGCGTATACAAAAAGTATTTGCTTATAGTCAGGTAGCTGGCTGCCTCAGCAATACTCATAATTGCCGGAAACAAAACTTGCCGCTCAGTTCCAGCAGTTTCACTTTTTTCTTCCTGCATAAATCTCCTCGACACAGCTAAAAAGAATCTGGGTTTTCTTTTCCTGTGCCGTTTTAATCTTGAGAAAATAATAAACTTGTTTGAGAAAGGATAATTCCGTTAAAAATCCGAAAAGCGATTATTAAGTTTGAAAGTCAAATGTGTAATTCGTAAATAAAATTAAAAGTTCGCAATTTCCGAACTTTCCCAAAAGAATTGCGTTAAACGAAAACAGGCGACAGTCAAAAGACCGTCGCCTGTGTAATAAAGAAATATCGTTTATGCCGCAGCTTGAATAATCGACATTCGGCACTGTTCGAAAATATCACGGATAGAATCAAAGTGTTCGTCAGTCATGTGGTTAGCATAGTGCTTAGTCATTGCAGGTGTAGTGTGTCCAAGCACAGCCTGTACATTTCTCATGTCAGTCATGTTAGCAAGGTAAGTTGCGCAGAAATGTCGCAAACTGTAAAAGTCTATATTGCGTTCCTTACGTTCTTCTTCCGAAACTCCAATCTTGTGCAAAGCTTCAAAGAATCCATCATCATAATACTGAGGCAAAAAAGGTTTGTAGTCATTCGCCTTAGACCAGAAAACAAAAGTTTCTTCGTTTGCACCCGGGCAACGCTGAGCCTGTACAAGCAATCTTAATATAATGTTGTGAGCAACCGGAACTTTACGAATCAAATTAGTTTTTGTGCTCTTCAAAAATCCTGTGCGGTGCCAGCTGTGGCGGATTGTAATCAGATCTTTTTCGCTATCAATATCTCGAACCTGTAAACCGGAAATCTCACCAGGTCTCAAACCGCTGAACGCAGACAGATTAAATGCCAGGTACATAACTTCGTTATTCCAATCCAATTCATAAAGAGTCTTAATTTCTTTTTCGTCTGGTATTCCGCGAGGAGTTGCATCGCTCTTTGAAAATGCCTCAACATTTGCCATCGGGTTACTGTGTATAATTCCTTTATTCTTAAGCCACTTCAATCCGGTTGCACCACAAGTGCGGGCGTGGTTTATAGTTGCACCTTTAAGACATCTAAAGTTTGCGAGCTCCTGCAGAAAGTCTTCGAGGTATTGTTCTGTAAGTTCGCCAACAGTAAAGTCTTCGCCAAAGAAAGGCAGCCAGTAACGGTTAACCATACCGCGCATTTCTTTACAGTGGTAATCTCCAATCGTCTTTTTATGTGCGCGTTTGTTTTGTATGTATTCAGACTTTTCAGGAGTCCAGAAGTTCACAAGGAATTCACAAAGCTTCATTGTGCATTCAGGATTCAAAGGCTCATAAACTTTTGCG